TATGTTGTTAAGATCGCAGAGAATAAGTTTAAAGTTGCAGCAAGTGCAACTGATGCTCTCTTAAACGTTCCTAATGTTATTGACATTACTGCAGTTGGAGTTGGAACGACACACGCATTTACTTCACAAAAACTCAATTCCAAAATGTTGGTGACTTTGGATAATAACATTCAAAGCCCATTGATTCAATCACCAATTAATACTGGTCTCAGCACCGCAGTAAGTACTGGTACTGACTTCATCACTATGGCAGGTATTTCATCATTCTTCTCAGGCGATGTGATTAAAATTAATAATGAGTTTATGAAGATTGATACTGTTGGTATTGGTGGATCTAATATTGTACTGGTGAAGAGAGCACAACTCAATTCTGCTCTTGAAAATCACGGAATTGGTTCTACTATCACCAAGTATGTTGGTAACTATCAGATTGTAAGAGATACAATTAACTTTGTTGATGCTCCAAAGGGTGAAAAAGGTCCAGTTGGACTTACTACAACTTCAACATTCACGGCTAGAGCATTCATTCGAACTGGTGTTTCAGGAAGTACCGAAGATACCTACACAAACAACTACGTCTTTGATACAGTAGAAGATCAATTTACTGGTATTGCAACTTCATTTATTCTCAAATCTGAAGGATCAAACGTAACTGGTTTTGCAACAAATACTGGTGTAATTCTGGTTAATGAGATCTTCCAAAATCCAAAATCACCAGATGATTACATTCTAACAGAAACTGCAGGTATTTCATCCATTCGTTTCACTGGTGCTGGAGTATCAGTAAGTTATGATGTGAACGTTTCTTCTATTCCAAGAGGCGGAATCATCGTTTCTGTTGCAGAAACAAGTTCTTTTGGATATCAACCTCTTGTAGCTGCTGGTGGTACTGCAATTGTTTCTCTCGGTGGAACAATTACATCTGTTTCGATTGGAAACAGTGGTTCTGGTTATAGAGTTGGTGTTCAAACAAACATTCTTGTAAAGGCAATTTCAACTTCTGGTATTGTGACAATTGGTCGTGCAAATGTCACTGCAGGTCTTGTAACTTCCGTAACTATCACAAATCCAGGTTCAGGATTTACATCTACAAATCCTCCAACTCTCGAATTCGATGCACCGTTGAATTATGAAAATATGAGACTGGTTGGAAGCCCAACAGGCGTTGGTGCTTCGGTATCTGTTCGTGTTGGTTTTGCTAAGAGTGTCATTAGTTTTGATATTACGAATTACGGATACAATTATAAAGTTGGTGATGTTTTAGAGTTAGCAACTGATAATCAAGCAGGCATCCCCACAGATGCGTCTGTAGGGGTTGCATTCACTTCATTTAGACTGACGGTAACTGAAACGTTTAATGATAGTTTTGCAGGATGGACATTTGGAGAACTTGAAAAACTGAATACATTTGAAGATCTCTTTGACGGAGAAAGAAGAACCTTCAATCTTACAAAAACTGTAGGTGCAAGTGAAACTCTCTTGACACTTAGAGCTGCTAAGGGTTCTCCAATTCGTGTTGAAGATAATCTTCTGATATTCTTGAATGATATCCTTCAAATACCTTTTGAAAGTTATGTTCTTATTGGTGGATCACAAATTACGTTCTCAGAACCTCCAAAATTTGGAGATAAGTTAAGAATTTATTTCTACCGTGCTTCAGATAATGATGTTACATCTGTTGATATTTTGGAGACTGTAAAACCAGGTGATAAGTTAACAATTAATGATTATCCTGATGTTGGATTAGATATAGAATATCAAGAACTTTCAAGAACCGTTACAGGTATTACAACCGCCGATGTTGTCACAACCAACACATATATTGATGTAGGTATAACTACAGACAGATCTTTACAGAGACCTGTAACCTGGAAGAAACAAGTTTCTGATTTAATTATTGGAAATCTCAATGTCACTAAAGATAGACCAGAATTAGAAGCTGGTATTCGACCAGTCTCTTACATTATCAATAACGTCTCAGTCGCATCCACAGAAGTTTTTGTTGACACTGCAGTTCCATTCTTTAATGAAATTGATGATATTGCAGAAGTAAATCAAAGTGTAATTATTCTGGATAGAACTGAAAAAACAGGTGTTGCTGCCACAGCTCTTGTATCTGCTGGTGGAACTATTTCAAACATTATCATCTCCGATGGAGGATCTGGATTCACTACTCCTCCTGCAGTTTCAATCGGTGTTACTGCAGGTATTGGGACGATTTATTCTGGAATTGGTATTACGATGAATACCAATGCAACAGGTGTAACAGTTCTCTCTGGTCTTGGCACGGTTTCTTCAGTAACAATTGTGAACGCTGGTGCTGGATATACTAATACAAATCCACCAATCGTAATGATTGAAGCAGAAGCTCAGACTACAGATAAACTTACAAACATCAAGTACGAAGGTGACTTTGGTATTATCACTGGTATTGGAACAACTTCAGTAGTTGGAATTGCGACTACTGGATTAACTTTCGATCTCTTCATTCCACTTGATTCACCTTTGAGATCTTCCAACACAATGACGACTCCTATCACTGCAAGTGGTATTCAAACAAATTATTACTTCGTCGTTTTTGATTCAAACACTGGTTCTGGATTAAATGCTTATGGAGACGCTTCAGGTGTTACAACAGTTGGTATTGGAACTTCATTCATCGACAACATCTACAAAGTAATGTCAGTTACTAACGTGACTGGTGATGCTGTTGGAGTTGGAACCACCACACTTACCAGAGTTACTGTGAGTGTAAGTTCTACAACTGGAGTAAGTGTAGGAAGTAGTGTATTCTATGGTAGATATTCTTGGGGTCGTCTGTATGATTTTGTAAAATCAGATGCTAGTTCATTTACTGCTATCAACACTGACGGGGTTACTGGTATCATCACAGGACCAGTAATTGTAAGAACCAAAGATCTCAAAGAGGCCTACATTTAAACATAAATAAAACAAAAAGTCCTTCAAAATGTCAGCTATTATAACTGATCAACTTCGTATACTGAATTCGGAAAGTTTTGTAGCAGGTATAGCTTCAACAACCAATAGTTATTATGTTTGGATTGGTTTACCTAATGCAACCGAATTCAATTCAGATTGGAACGAGAATCCACCATCTCCCAAAGATTCATTTGATGAAGAGAATGATTATTGGGATACAATGATTGCATTGAAGAGAATCAATGCTTCAGATGCCGTCAGAGTGGTAAGAAAACTTGACTGGACATCAGGTACAACTTATGAAATGTACCGACACGACTATTCAAGATCAAATCTTTCTCCACAGACGAGTTCGACAAATTTATACGATACCAACTTTTATGTGGTGAACTCTGATTATAGAGTTTATATTTGTCTTCAGAACGGTACTGATCCAGAAAACCCTGATGGAAGACCATCTCTGGATGAACCTCTTTTTACAGATTTAGAACCAAGATCTGCAGGTAGTTCTGGTGATGGATACATTTGGAAATATCTTTACACAATCAAACCAACAGATCTTGTTAAGTTTGACTCAACAAGTTTTATTCCAGTTCCACAAAACTGGTCAACAAGTAATGATGTAGCTGCTGTTAGAAATAACGCTTCAACAAGTGGTCAACTGAAGATTATAACCATTACAAATAGAGGTGTTGGTTACGGTACTGCAACAACTTATAATAATGTACCAGTTAAAGGTGATGGAGAAGGTGCCAAGTGTTCGGTTGCAGTTAATGCTGCCGGTAAGATTGATTCCGTTGAAGTAACTGACGGGGGTTCCGATTATACGTTTGGAACTGTTGATTTGTCGGATGTTGGACTGACCAATCCATCAGGGTCAACCGATGCAGCTTTTAATGTAATTATTCCTCCACAAGGAGGTCACGGAGCAGACATTTATAGAGAACTTGGTGCTTACAGAGTCTTAATTTATTCTAGACTTGAGAATGATGTAACTAATCCAGATTTCATCACTGGTAACCAGTTTGCAAGAATCGGAATCGTTAAAGATCCATATGCACATGGATCCAGTAATAAATTAACATTATCTAGAGCTAGTGCAGTTTATGCACTCAAATTAACTGGTGCTGGATCAACCAACACATCATTTGCCGCAGATAATTTCGTTACACAAAAAATTGGTATTGGATCAACCGCTGTTGGAAGAGTGGTTAACTGGGATTCTACCACAGGTGTTTTGAAATATTGGCAAGACAAGAGACTTGCTGGATTTAATACTGACGGAACTGCAGATACCAGCCCAGACTTTGGATACAAACTGTTTAAATTTACAGCTTCTCCAACCGTTGGTGCAGGAACTACTATTTTTGGTGGTTCAAATAACTTAAACATTGATACTGACTTTGGTACATCAGTTTCTCCTGGTCTCTCAACCGCAATAAATAATAGAACATATAACTTAGGAATGAGCTTTGTACAAGGTGTCGCAAATCCTGAGGTTGAAAAATATAGTGGTGAAATCATTTATGTTGACAACAGGGCATCTGTGACTCGTAGTTCACAACAAAAAGAAGATATCAAGATCGTACTGGAGTTCTAATCAACTATGCCACAGGAAACTAACCTCAACGTCAGCCCATATTTTGACGATTTTGATAAGAATAAAAACTATCAAAGAGTTTTATTCAAACCTGGCATTCCTGTTCAGGCCAGAGAACTCACAACTCTTCAATCTATTTTACAAAACCAGATTGAACAGTTTGGAACTCACTTTTTCAAAGAGGGTTCAAAGGTAATTCCTGGAAACTTAACATATAATAGTACATTCAAGTGTGTTGAACTTGAACCAACCTTTTTATCAGTACCAATTTCTCTGTATATTGATGAACTTGAAGGTACTAAAATCACGGGTCAAAGATCTGGTGTAACTGCAACTGTTATTAAGATTATTTCGGCAGAAGAATCTGAAAGAGGAAATATCACATTATACTTGAACTATGAAAGATCAGGATCAACTGATTTTGTTCAAGAAACATTTTTAGATGGGGAAAGTTTACTTACAAGTGTAGACGTTGTTTATGGATTGAGCGTTATTGCTGCAAATCAACCTTTTGCAAATACTATTGCAACAAACGCAACATCAATTGGATCTGCAATGTCCATTGGTGAGGGTGTTTATTTTGTAAGAGGTAATTTTGTTCAGGTTCAAAATGAAACTCTCATTTTGGATCAGTATAGCCAATTCCCAACATACAGAATTGGATTTCAGGTTTTAGAAGATTTAGTAACTGCGAATGAAGATTCAAGTTTAAACGACAATGCGTCTGGATTTACCAACTTTGCAGCTCCTGGTGCAGATAGATTTAGAATCTCTTTAACATTAGCTAAAAAGAGTATTACCGATTTAGCAGATCAAAACTTTGTAGAAATTGCTCGTGTTGAAAACGGTATTCTTATATCATTTGTTCAAGAAACACAATATAATCTAATTCGTGATGCTCTTGCAAAGAGAACATATGATGAATCTGGAGACTATTATGTAAAACCATTTGAAATATTTGTTAAAGAATCATTAGATAATAAAATTGGTAACAGAGGAGTTTATACTTCAGAACAAACTACGTCAGACGGCAACGTTCCATCAGATGATCTGATGGCTATTCAGGTAAGCCCAGGAAAGGCTTACATTAAGGGTTATGATATTGAAAAGATTGCTTCTACTTTTATTGATGCAACAAAAGCAAGAGATACTAAAAATATTCCTCAGGAATCCGTTCCATATGTAACTGGTAATCCATTATTTGTTAATAACGTATATGGATCTCCTTCTCTTGGAATTGGAACTACAGCAACAGTATCATTAGTCAGTACAAGACGAGCCGGTTTAACGACTATTGGTACAGCCCCAGGCGGAGAAGAAATTGGTATCGGTAGACTTTATGATTTCAAAGCACAATCTGCAAGTTATCTGAACGAAGCCACACTTTATGAAGCTCGGTTGTTTGATGTTAAGTTGTTTACCAAAATTTCTGTTGGTACAGCGATAACATCTATTATCGCTTCAGATCACATTGAAGGAGCTAGAAGTGGTGCTACTGGTTTTGTTAAGACTGGTGGTTCAAACGTAACTCAACTGACATTGACTGATGTTTTGGGTCAATTCTTCAGAGATGAGAATATCATCATCAATGGAATCAATAACGGCAGAACGATTACCAAAGTACAACAATTTAATATTGATGATGTGAAATCGATGACAAGTTCTGTCGGGGTTTCCACATTTGAAGCTGATCTTGTATTAAATGATGTTGTAAGATTATCTAATTCCATTTCAGGAAACTTCCAACTGGTTAACACTGGAGGAAACACTGGTGTTATTTCAGCTTCTGGTTCTAACTTCATTGGTATTGTTAGCACTGGAAATATTATCAGTTACAGTAGAGCTGGACAAACTGTACCAACATATAACCGTGTTACCGGTGTTTCAACAACTGGTACAATCATTAATATTGTTGGTGTAACCACTGTACCTAACGTTTGCAATGGTGGTGTTCCAACATCAGCAACCACAATTACAGACTTAGTTCGTAGAGATACTCTTTTTAATATTACTGAGAACAGTCTTACGACTCCTGTTCTGAAAAGAAACATTGAAAGTCTTGATGTAACTTCAACTACAATTCAACTTAGAAAACAGTATTCAGACATTACAGTAACCAATAATTCGTTTACTTCACCTAACGCTGGATCCAATCTTTTCTTCCAACCATTTGATGAAGAAAGATACTTCATTTCATATGATGATGGAACTATTGAACCGTTGAAGTCGAGTCAGATGACTCTTGCTGCAGATAATAAAACAGTTACATTTGTTGGATTATCGAAATCCAGTGGAAAAGCGAATTTATTTGCAACTGTTCAAAAGGCAAAAGTAAAGAACAAACTTAAAAAGTCCAATGATGCGAACACGATTATTATTTCTCGTTCTAAGTATGAGTCATCTGGTATTGGAACAAACACTCTGAATGATGGTTTAACTTACAGTAGAGTTTATGGAACCAGAGTTCAAGATAGAAAGATCTCACTGAATGTACCAGAAGCTATAGAACTTTTAGCCGTATTTGAATCTAATGATGCAACAGATCCTGATCTGCCATCATTGACTCTTGGAGCTTTCTCTGGGCCAAGTGGTAACAACTCAGATCTGATTATTGGAGAAACTGTTACAGGTCTTGAGAGTAATGCAGTTGCCGTAGTTGTTGAAAAACCAAGCGCATCAACAATCGGTATTGTGTTCTTGAATGAAAACAGATTTAACGTTTCCGAAAGAGTTAGATCTTCAAAGTCTGGTGTAACTGCTCTTGTTGCAGCTACAACAAACGGTGACAAGAATATCACAAACCAATACTTCATCTTTACGAATGACAAATCAAATTATTATGATTATTCATACATTGAAAGAGATAAGAATGCACCAGAATCTAGAACAAGATTAAAGGTTGTATTTAAAAACCTGTATGTAGAATCAAGTGATGATGGTGATTTCTACAATGCTTCAAGTTATCCATCAGATTTAAACAGACAATTAATTCCAGTAAATCCATACTATAACGTAATCACTAGTGATTTAATTGACATCAGACCAAGAGTAAGTGAGTATGGTACTTCTTCTACAAGATCACCTTTTGATTTCTCTTCTAGATCTTTTGCATCGTCTGGTACAAATGTAAATGATCCATTAGTTCCAGATGAAACATTGATTGTTTCATACAACTATTATCAACCAAGAAGAGACAGATTGTTCTTAGATAAAGATGGTAAATTTACCTATGTTGTTGGGGTGCCATCTGATGATCCAACAGAACCAGAAACTGTTGATGATGCCATTGAAATTGCTAAGATTCTTGTACCTCCTTATGTGTATAACGTTAAAGACGTTATTGTACAAAGAAGCCCACACAAGAGATTCACAATGGCAGACATTGCTGGTCTCGAAAGAAGAATTGAAAACATTGAATATTATACTCAACTTTCTCTTCTTGAAACTGAAACCAGTAACCTGCAAATTGTAGATGCAAACGGATTAAACAGATTCAAGTCTGGATTCTTTGTTGATAACTTTAAATCACACGACGCTCACCATATCGCCCACATTGATTTCTCAGCTAGTATTGATACCAAGGATGGTATCTTAAGACCTGGCCACTACACAACTGCAATTGACCTTATTCCAGGGTCTCAGGCATTAGTTGGTGTAGGAACAACATCAAACTCAAACGTTGACCTTAACTTCATTAATGATATCGATGGTCAAAATATTAGAAAGACTGGTAGACTGATTACTCTCAATTACAATGAGCGTAGATATTTTGCACAACCATTTGCCTCTAGAGTTGAAAACGTAACTCCATTCCTGGTTACCTTCTATGCTGGAGAAATTGATCTGACTCCAAACTCAGATACTTGGATTGACACTAGAAGAGTCAATGCAAATACAGTAAGACAAACTGCTGCATACGATGCTTCGGTTGCAATTCTTGGAGTAAATGTTCAGACTGGATTCAGTGAAGTTAATTGGGGTGCTTGGGAAACAAACTGGACTTCTGAAAGAGTTGCAAACACAAGAATTGAAAGTAGTGTATCTCAAGGTGCAGCAAGAACTAACGTAACTGCTGTAGACTTCTCATCCAATACTTCTACTGTTGGTACATCAAACTTTAATGATCGTTCTGCTTCTGGAAGAAGTAACGTAACCATTACTGCACAAAATAATCTTACCAACTTAGCGACCAGAACAACCACAACCACGACTAGAGACACATTCACCTTAGAAAGAACGATGCAAGACATCGAAATTTCTACAGGTCAATCTAGAGATGGTATTCAGTGGCAGATCACTCCAACTGAAACAAGAGATACTTTAGGAGATAGAATCGTAAGTAGGGATATTATCCCATTTATGAGATCTAGAAACATTGAGTTTAGTATCTCTAAATTAAAACCACTTACTCTCTTCTATGGATTCTTTGATGGTATCAATGTAACTCAATACATTACACCAAAACTTCTGGAAGTTACAATGACTTCTAGAACATTCCAAGTTGGTGAAACTGTATTTGGTTATACTCCAACAGAATTGAGAAATGGTTCACCTCCATCTTTTGTATTCAGATTATGTACTCCTAATCATAAAGAAGGGCCATTTAATAGCCCAACAAACAACTATGGCGTTAATCCATATGTAAATAATGCAACCATTCCAGCAAACTATTCAACTTCATCAACCCTGTTGAATGTTGATACATTTAGTTTGTCGTCTGAAGCTCAAGGCCAATTCAGAGGTCAAGCTAGAAATGGTATGTTATTGAGAGGTCAAACCAGTGGAGCTCAGGCGACTGTTTCTAACTTAAGACTCATTAGTGATTCTATTGGAAAACTCAAAGGTTGTTTCCTTGTTCCAGATCCTAATCTGTCATCAAATCCAAGATGGGAAACTGGTACAAAGACTCTCAAATTCACAACAAGTTCAGTTAACACATTAATTGCTGGTCTTGTAACGAGTTCAGCTGAGGTTAACTTCTATGCTCAAGGTGAATTGCAAACAGTTCAAGAACAAATCCTGAGCACTAGAGTTCCACAAATTCGTAGAATTGATCACACGGAAACTAGAGTTTTAAACAACACAACTACAAGACAACTCGGACCAGACAGATTAACAGTTAACACTCAAACTTTAGCACAAGCTGTAGATGTAGATACTGCTACAATTGCAACGCAACAAGTTACTGGTGTTGATATTGATGTATTGGAACAAATCACCAATATCACAAACGTTACTAACGTTACTAACGTTACTAATAATAACAACTTCTGGAGAGGTGACCCTCTTGCTCAAACATTTACTGTCGGTGAAGCAACAGGTGTATTCTTGACCAGTGTTGATATATTCTTTCAATCCAAAGATGATACATTACCTGTTGTTCTTCAACTTAGAACAGTAGACACTGGATTACCAACGTCTAAGATTCTGCCTTTTAGTGTAGTTGAATTAGATCCAAGTAATGTCAATATTTCAGATAATGCTTCTGTATCAACAAGATTTACTTTCAGTTCTCCAGTATATCTTGCTGGAGAAACTGAATATGCTGTGGTTCTTCTGAGTGATTCAACCAATTATAGAGCTTGGATTGCAAGAATGGGAGAGGTTGATATTTCAACCGTTGGATTACCAGATGCTCAACAAATTATCATTAGCCAACAACCATATCTCGGTTCTCTCTTCAAGTCACAAAACGGTGGAACTTGGGATCCAAGTCAATATGAAGATTTGAAGATGACCCTGTATAAGGCTGTCTTTGACACCAGACCAGGAGCTGCTAGATTCTTTAACCCAGTTTTAAGTGAAGGTAACAGACAGGTTATTACTCTTCCTTCAAACCCAATTGAAATTCTTTCTAGAAGAGCAGTTGTTGGTCTCGGAACCACCTTTGCCGCTCCAGCCGGTTTAGTTCCTGGTGTAACAATTACACAATCTGGTAATCTGAATGCATCCGCTAAACTCGTTTCTACAGCAGGTATCGCTAGTGTTGGAACTCAAACGTTCTCAATTATTAATGCTGGAGTAGGATATACTCCTTCGAGTGGAAGTTTGACTTATTCCAGTGTTCCATTAACGGCATTAACTGGTTCTGGTGTTGGAATGGTTGGTAACGTTACTGTTACAAACGGTGAAATAACTGGTGTAAACGTAACTAATGGCGGAAGAAACTTTGCAGTTGGTGATACGGTTGGTGTAACAACTCTTGGTTTGGGTAACGGAAGTGGAGCAATTCTGGCAGTTGGAATTGTAACTTCTCAAAATACTCTTATCTTAGACAACATTCAAGGTTCATTTATAACTGGTGTTGGCACAATTACATACAACAACGGATCTAATGTCGTTGTCGTTGGTAATGGATGTACGATTAGTTCCTTCACTGTTGATTCTACTTATGATGGTCTGCATTTCAAGGTACTTCATCGTTCTCACGGAATGCACGCCTTCAACAACCTCGTTACAATCTCTGGCGTAGATTCTGATGTACCTGTAACAACACTCACTGCAGATTATGATGCAAACTCAACTGCAAACATTTCTGTTGTTTCATCTTCTAACTTTGATACCTTTGAAGGAGTTGGTGTTGGTACAACTAACTATGGATACTTGAAGATTGGTAATGAAATTGTTGCTTACACCGGCACTTCTTCTGGGGCTATTACAGGAATCACAACCAGAGGAATTGATGGAACCAGAGCGTTCACTTATCCATCTGGTACAGAAGTTAGAAAGTATGAATTGGGCGGCGTCTCGTTGAGAAGAATCAACAAGACTCACGATATGAACAATCCTGCAGTGACTGTTCCAAACGCAAAAGATCTTGACTATTATCACCTTAAGATTAATATGTCTCAGAATGGAACCAACAGAAGCGGTGGTTCTTTACCAGACAGATACTTTACAAGTACAAAACAAACTGGTGGAACAACAATTACAGCTACACAAAACATTCAATTTGAAACTCTGACTCCTAATATTCAAACCTTAACGCCTCCTGGTACATCACTCTCTGGTAGAGTAAGAACCACTTCTGCTACCAGTATTGGTGGATCTGAGGAGTCATTTGTTGACAATGGTTTTGTATCTGTTGACCTTGCAGGTCAGAATACATTTGATACACCTAGAATGATTGCTTCTAATGTGAATGAAGCGAATAAGTTGTCTGCATTACCAGGCAACAAGTCATTCACGCTTGAAACAATTCTGGTATCTGGAGACTCAGACGTATCACCAGTGGTTGATCTGGACCGTGTAAGTGTCATCGCAACCACAAATAGACTGAATAGCCCAGTTTCTAACTTTGCAACTGACTCTAGAGTCAAACTGACAGGTAAGGATCCTTGTGCTTCAACATATGTTTCTAGACTGGTTGTTCTGGAAAACCCAGCAACTGCACTTAGAGTTCAACTCTCTGCCTATAGAAGACCATCAGCTGACATTCGAGTATTCTACAAGATCATTTCCGAGGGTTCTACTGAGAATAGTTTGAATCAAAACTTTGAACCGTTCCCAGGTAATAACAACTTTACTCAATCTGGATCTGTTCTGAATGTATCTCTGAAAGATGGTAAACCTGATAGAGTAACAACTCCAAGTTCTGATCTTTCATACAAAGATTATCTCTTCACCAGTGGCCCTCTGCCTAAGTTTACCAAGTTCCAAATTAAGATTGACATTGTGGGAACCAATCAGGCAGAACCACCATACATCAAAGACCTTAGAGCTATTGCCCTTGCATAATGACTGAATACGTTCCCGTTGAAGGATTTTCTGGTCTCTACAGAGATTCCAATTCAAAAGCAATTGTAAATAGGAACAGAAGTGCCTATGAAAACTACATTGCAAGAAGAGATGCATTAGAAAAAAAGAATCAGGAATTTGAACAGATGAAAGAGGACTTAGATAATGTAAAGGGTGACATTACAGATATCAAAGATATGTTATCTGTTATAGTCCAGAAACTAAATAGTTAGAAAAAGGCAGATAGATGGCTCAACCAAGTTCAAGACAAGGCCTAATTGATTATGCCAAGAGACAACTTGGTTATCCTGTTTTGGAAATCAACGTTGCTGATGAACAACTCGAAGATCTGTTAGACGATGCCGTTCAAGTGTTTCAGGAGAGACACTATGATGGTATTGCAAGAATGTATCTTAAGTACAAGATCACTCAAGCCGATATTGATAGAGGTCGTGCAAGAGGAGCTAATTCTACTGCAGGTATTACAACGACTACAACCACTGCAACGATTGATGGGTCTTCTGTTTCTTTTGCATTAGAAGAGAACAATAATTACATTCAAATTCCTGCTTCAGTTATTGGTATCAATAACATCTTTAGAATTAGATCAGATACCGTGTATGATGGTCTGTTCAATATTCGATATCAACTTTTCTTAAACGATCTGTATCAGTTTAGTTCTGTTGATCTTCTTCAATATTCAATGGTTCAAACCTATCTTGAAGATATTACGTTCTTGTTAAATCCAGAAATCAGATATCGTTTTAACATTCGTCAAGACAAACTCTATATTGATGTAGATTGGTCTCAGGTTACTGTTGGGGATTATTTCATTCTTGATTGTTTCCGTATTCTTGATCCAAATGATTTCACAAGAGTTTATAACGATCCATTCTTGAAGAGATACTTCACTGCACTTTGCAAGAAACAGTGGGGTATGAATTTAATTAAATTCCAAGGTGTTCAACTTCCTGGTGGAGTTCAACTGAATGGAAGACAAATATATGAAGATGGTGTTAGAGAGTTAGCTGAAATTGAAGCCAAGATGCCATCAACGTATGAAATGCCACCTCTTGATATGATCGGATAATGTTAAATCCTTTTTTTCTTCAAGGTTCTCAAAGTGAACAGAACTTAGTTCAGGATTTGATCAATGAACAACTCCGTATGTATGGAGTTGAATGTTATTATATCCCCAGAAGAATCCTGACTAAGAAGACGATTATTCAAGAGGTCATTCAGTCTGTGTTTGATCAGGCTTTTCCTCTGGAAACTTATATCGCCAACTTTGAGGGTCCATCTGGAGTTGATATTCTTACTAAGTTTGGTATTCGTGCCACCGATGAGTTTAATCTTATTATCTCAAGAGAAAGATTTGAAAGTTATATTACACCGTTCTTAAAAGATGCACAAGAAGATTATGAACTCACTCGACCAAAAGAAGGTGATTTGATTTATTTACCTCTGGGAGAAAAGTTATTAGAGATTAAGTTCGTAGAACACGAAAAACCTTTCTATCAACTTCAGAAAGGATATGTCTATGAATTAAGATGTGAACTGTTTGAATACGAAGACGAAGTTATTGATACTGGTATTGACGAACTTGATACCGTTGTTCAAACGGAAGGATATATCACTCGTCTGGTGATGTCTGGGGTAGGAAGCACCGCAACAGCTAGTACGGGTGTTGTGTACAACGCTGTTCAAAAATTATATCTGCAAAGTGATGGGTATGGATACTCTTCTGCACCAACTGTTTCAATTAGCACGTCTCCTGGAGTAAATGCTACAGCAGTTGCAATTATGACTGAAAGATCTGGCATTGCAACAGGTTTTTCGATTAATAGAATTCTGTTAATTAATCCTGGTAGTGGTTATCTTGGTATTCCTACCGTCTCCGTACCTGGATCTGGTATTGCAACGGCCGGAATTACGAGTCTTGGTGCAGTTGGTATTGTAACAATGACCAGTGGTGGTTCTGGATATACAACAACTCCTCCTGTAACCTTCTCTCCTCCATTGTCAGGAACGACTGCGACTGGTGAAGCTATTCTTGGAGCTGGTGGTACAATTAGTGCAATTTATATCAGTAATGCTGGTTCTGGATATACTGTTGCTCCTACAATTACAGTTGGTGCTGCAACTACGATTGGAATCGGAACATATACATTCAATGAAAAGTTACTCTTTGCTTCTGGTGTAGGTGCAGCATCTACTCAAACTGCAAGAGTTAAAGCTTGGGATGCTGCAAGTAGAACTCTGGATGTGTCTAGTATCAGTTCTCTTGCATTTAAAGTTGGAGATAAAGTTACAGGTTTAGACTCTGGTGCAATCTACATTATCAAATCTATTGATACCGATAAACCAACTGGATTCGCAACTGCACTCAATCTAACAACACGACAATATCAAGAAAATAAAGAAATTGAAACTGAAGCGGACGCTTTAATTGATTTTAGTGAAAGGAACCCATTTGGCACTTTCTAAATAGTTAGAAAGCTTTGATATGTTAGGAACTTATTTTTATCACGAAATTCTTCGTAAGACCGTTATTGCTTTCGGTACACTGTTTAATAACATTCAGATTCATCACAAAGATGTGAATGGGGTGGATTTTAGTGTGATGAAAGTTCCTTTGGCATATGGGCCAATTCAAAAGTTTCTGGCAAGAATTGAACAACAACCAACGTTAAACACAAAAATTGCATTAACTTTACCTCGGTTGTCATTTGAGATGACTGGATTACAATATGATCCATCTAGAAAAACAAGTATTGTTCAAACTTTTATTGCCGTAGATAACAATGATAAGGTAAAGAAAGTTTATATGCCAGTTCCATATAATGTATCATTTGAACTTAATATTATGACTAAGTTAAATGATGACTCTCTTCAGATTATAGAACAGATACTACCATTCTTTCAACCATCTTTTAACGTAACGGTAAATCTAATTAGTTCAATTGGAGAAAAGAAAGATATTCCAATCGTATTAGAAAGTATTCAACAAAACGATAAGTATGAAGGTAGTTTTCTTGACGAAAGAAGACTGATTGTACATACACTCAGATTTACTGCAAAAACTTATCTGTTTGGTCCTGTTGCAGATAGTACTGACGGTCTCATCAAGAAAGTTGATGTTGATTACTACGATAGCACAAATATTCAAACTGCAAGAAGAGTTCAAAGATATACTGCAACTCCTCAAGCTGTCAAAGATTATAATAATGATAACACAACCACAG